TACGTCAGCAGGTTGAAAAAGCATTACAAGGGGGAGACTTACGGCAACAGCGATACCGTGGAATTGCTTGAGCGGGGGTTTGAAATTCGCCTGGAATCATTCCCAAAAAACAAAAAAGCAGTTATTGACTGGCTAAACGAAGAAGTGGTTTTTGATAACGACCCGAAAGCTTGGAGTCTGGTTGGCGTGTTTAAGAATGCGCCCGCAGAAACCGCTTGACGAACCCCAGGCCGGCGTGTAACCTTCTTGGAGTGTTTTTTGATTTGAGCCTCGGCGTGCCTGCCGGGGCTTTTTTTTAGTCGCTTGACGATTCCCCGGCCTGGCGCAGGTTGGTTTTGGTTTGGTTCATTGTTAGAAATTAGCATCAACACAGCGGCCTGGCGGGTTTCCTCTTTTCCTGGTCAGGCCGTTTTCTTTTCCTTCGCTTGAGATTTCCCAACCTGCCCCGACTATCTTTCCCAAATGCGGGCTGAAGGTTTGTTTCTCGATTTCACCACCAGCGAAATCACCACCATCCTGGCCAAGGCCAAGACCTTGATTACGGAGGGCAAAACGCTGATGGCATACGGCATCGGCGGCCGCAACGCCACCAAGCAGTTCACGCTTCCCATCGACCAGGTGCTGCGCGAGTGCCGCTTTGCGCTCAAGAAGAAAGACCCCGCCACCTACGGATACCTGTCAACCCGCACATACGCAAAGTTCCGCAATGCTTAAAGGATTCTTAAAAAAACTGGGTTCGCTGTGGGAACCTCAATACCAAAGCAACCGTTACCGTCGGCCGCTGCGCTACCTGAACAAGGACACGCGCCAATTGATTCCGACCGGCACACATCAGCAACTGGTCAGCGCCGGCCGCTGGTTGTTTGGCAACTTCGCACCCGTGCGCGGCGCCCTGCTGGAGCAATGCACCTATAGCGTGCAGCCCTTCATCCCGCAATATGTCGGCAAGGACTTGGATTGGGGCGTGCGTGCTGAATCCTGGCTGAATGATTGGCACAAGATCATGGACATCCAGGGGCGCTGCGACTTCGAGGAGTTCCTTTACCTGTCGCTGCTGTCCATCAAGCGCGACGGCGACGTCGGTGTGATACTGACAAACACAGCCGGCGGCTATCCCGCCGTGCAACTAATACCGGCTCACCGCATAGCCAGCCGAACGCAGAGCGCGAACGAACATAACGGCGTAATAACGAACAAGCAGGGCCGTGCGGTGTCCTATATGATTGACGGCACACGGAAGGTTTCGGCGCGGGACATGGCGCTGTGCTTTTTCCCTGAATGGTCTGACCAGGGGCGGGGCGTCACTCCGCTATCGGCCGTCACCGGCGACTTGCAGGACGTCAAGGAGCTGCGCGAATACGAATTGAACGCGCAGAAGGCAGCCAGCAGCATCGCCCTGGTCGAACACAACGAGGACGGCTATGCCGACGACTCCGAGGCGTTCATCGACCAGACAATCGAGGACGGCAGCCTGACGACAACCCTCGAAACCCTTGAAGGAGGCGCCATTCGATATTTCCGTGCCGGCTCCGGCAGCAAGATCGAGGTCATGGACAGGAACAGGCCAGGCGCCAACGCCCAGGACTTCGAGAACACAATCCTTCGCAGCGCCTTCCAGGCGCTCGAATGGCCTTACGACCTTTCCCTTGACCCGACCAAGATTGGCGGCGCGGTGGTTCGCCTGGTGACGGCCAAGGCGCAGCGCACCGTCGAGAAAAACCAGCGGCTAGTCCGAAAGATTGCCCGCCGGATTGACGGCTACGCATTGGCCAAGGCCATGAAGCTGGGCCTGTTGCCGTTGCCCAAGGGCGGCGATTGGTATTCCTGGCACTACCAGGGGCCGCGCAAAATTTCAGTTGACGGCGGGCGCGATGCGGCGGCTGGCCGAGAGGATTACAAGCTGGGCCTGACAACCTTGCAGGAACTTTACGCCGACCGTGGACTGCATTGGGAGGACGAGGTAGAGAAAAGAATCACCGAACAGCGGTTCGTTTTAGACCTGGCCGAAAAGCACGGCATTGACCCGAACCGCGTTCAATTACTTACACCAAACGGACTACCCAACGAAAATGAAAATAAGACAGGAGTTTGAGAAATGGGCCATTCTGCCGGCGTGCATTGAGCAGGCCCAGGCAATGCTTGGCGCGAACATAATCGAGGGCGCAGAGAACGATGCGCCAGGCGATGAAATGGACGACTACACGTTTTCTGAGGGCGGCGGCGTGGCCATCATCCCTGTGCTGGGCGTCATCGGCCACAAACTTGGGCCTGTGGCCAAGATGCTGGGCGCCGTCGATGCGCTCGACATCATGGCGGCCATCGAGTTGGCGGCCGAGGATGACGAGGTGGATACCATCATCCTGGACATCGACAGCCCTGGCGGGACGGTTGCCGGCGTGCCGGAACTGGCCGAGACAGTCGAGGCTGTGCAGTCGTCCGGCACCAAGAAAATCTATGCCTACACCGACAGCCAGATGGCCAGCGCAGCCTATTGGCTGGCGGCCGGGGCCAACGGGATATTCGCCGCACCGTCGGCAGACGTCGGCAGTATCGGCGTTTATCTGCCTGTGGTGGACACCAGCAAGGCGCTGGCCGAGGAAGGCGTGACGGTTGAGGTGTTCAAAAGCGGCAAATACAAGGCGGCCGGCTTCCCTGGCGTGGCGCTCGATGTTGAAGTGCGGAAGCACCTGCAAACGGAAGTAATGGAAACCTACAATGATTTTGCCGGTTTTGTTAAAAAGTTCCGACCCGACTTGAGTTACGACAATTTGCAGGGCCAGACCTTCACCGGCCGGCGTGCTGCCAGGATTGGCATGATTGACGGCGAGGCTAAAAATCTCGATTCCCTCTTGCAAAAGCTGGGGAAGGCGTAAGATGAACTCAAATTGTTTTTGAACGATGACAATAGCACAGGAAAACGCCGAGCTAAAAACGCAGGTTGAAACTGCGACGGCCGGCATAGAGCAGGCAACCGGCGAAGTCGTCGCGTTGAAGGAACAGGTTGAAAAACTTGAGACGGCGCAGGCTGGCCTGCTTGAGAAGTGCGGCCAACTGGAGGGCGAATTGACCGAGGCCAAGGCCGACCAGGCCGACGTCGCGGAATTAGCCGGCGCCCAGGCTGTCGAGATAGTCGCCCAACAGGGCGCCGAGCCGGTGGCCGAGGACGTCGAGGAAGTCAGCAAGGCAAAAACCGTTGCCGAACTTTGGGACGATTACCACGCGATTGAAAACCTGAAGGAAAAAACGGTTTTTTATCGCGCCGAGATTAAGCCGCAACTGTAATTTTATAGGAGCATACTGATATGGCAAACACACTAGGGGGCATCAATCTAGCCCAAATCGCGCAGCAAACGCTTGAGACGCTTTCGGCCGAGATGCCAATCGTTTCGGCATTCACGACTGACTTCAGCAGCGACGTTGCGGATGTCGGCGAATCGGTCAGCACTCGCGTAGCGACGGCTGTAAGCGCAGGAGATGCCACGAGTGGTTATTCTGCAACGGACGTAACTTCGACGGCCAAAACCATCACGCTGAACAAGCACAAGCATTTCACGGCGGCATTCACCGACCTGGAGATTGCAAAGGGCGGCATGGATATGCTCGAAAGGACTTTTGTCCGGCCGGCCGTTCATTCTGTTGTAAACGCGATGATGGACGACCTGCTGGCGTTGGCCTTGAATGCCACTTTCAGCAACAAGGTTACGGTTGTTGCCGGCAGCTTTGGCGCCGACGACGTGGCCGACCTGGCGGGCGACCTTACGACCTTGAACGTGCCGAAGTCTGACCGCGCCCTGGTTATCAAGCCGGCCTATTACGCCAACCTGGCGCAGGACAATGCCATCCAGGCCAGTTACGCCTACGGCGGCCCCGGTTCAATTCGGGACAACGCGGTGCCGAAGGTTCACGGTTTCAACGTGTACGAGTACAGCGACATTCCTGCCAACAGCGAAAACCTGGAGGGATTTGCTTGCGGGCCGGAGGCTTTGATTATTGCAGGCCGCCAGCCGGCGCTGCCGGAGAACTGGGCCGGTGCAGTTGAGTCTGTCCAAGACCCTGGAACCGGCGTGACGTTGCAACTTCGCAACTGGTACGAGGGCAAGGACGGGGCGCAGTACATCACGGCGACGTTGATTTACGGCGTGGCATCTGGCACCGACTCCATGAAGCGCATCGTATCCGCTTGATGAAAGTCAACCTGACCGTTGGCCGTAAAGGCACAAAGTACAAAGTGCTTTATGTCGGCGACGATGCCGGAAAGGCAGTCGCCAAAATGGCCGACGAGTTGGAAGCGGAGAAGGTGAGTTTTGACGAGGTGGCGGTTTTCAGAAAACCGTTTCACTTCAAACGGCGCAAACTGATGGCCTGACGGCCAGCGTTATGATTCAGCCGGCGGCCTGCTAAACAGCGGTCGTCGGCTTTTTTGTTAAATGAGCGAATACACGGACGATATCGCCGAGATGGTTGCCGACCTGCCGGTGAACTATGTCATCGGCGCGACGACCTACACCGGCGCCGTCAATGAGATTGCCAAGGGCCAGGACGCGGGCGAGGGCGGTTTCCTCGATGACTTCGACCTGACGGTGGTCGCCAAGAAGGCCGACCATTCAACCCTGCCGGCGCTTGGCTCCAAGATGACCGTTGACGGCCAGAGTTATCGTATCGAGAAGATTACAACCACACCAGCCGACGCGGCCGAGGTGCGGTTCAACCTAATGAGCGCCGACCGATGAGCATTAAAATCAATTCGGCGGCATTCACGCGGCAGTTGAGGCGCTACGCCAAGGTGAACAAGCGGAGTTTCAAGGACATCGTGAACGCCAAGGCACTCGACATGGCCTTCCAGGCGTTGAAACACAC